AATCATGTGAGTCGTGGTGCGGATGACTTCCAACAACCACGTACCAATCCCTACCTTTTCCTTACGCGTCCATGTCCGCCAACGCTCGATGTTTCCCTTCTTCGCTTCGCCCATGTCATGACGTTTGAAGGCTTCGACCTTTCGTTGATATGATTTGTGTGAGTATTTCTCGACGTCCTTTTCAGCGTACCTAAAGATGTCGGGATGATTATCTCGTAAATGAATGTAGCGAACTTCGTCTTCGATCCTTGAAGCGATGTTTATAGACGCCGCTAAAAGCGTTCGCTTGATGCTGATGTTATCCAACGTCGCCTTGAACGCGAGCATGGCAATGACTTCGGGTTTCAACCGCCATATCAACGGCATCCAAAACGGTACGGCGTGTGGATTCTTCCGATGATATTCGATACGCTTATCCACCTCGCGTATCAGTTCGGGAAGTTGACTACGCATAAGACGCTGTCCGTATGGCGCTTCGGATTCTTTGTTCCGATCGCGAGCGGACTGCACCTTAGAACGGTAACGAGCGACGCCCTGCTCGACCATCTCTAGGTTAAGTTCTAGCTGATCCATAAGTCATTCCAAAGTATCCGCACCGCACGTTCGCAGGTCGCAGGGACAACGCCATTACCTAGTAACCTCAGTCGATCAGTTCGGTTGGTAGTTGGGTTAACCCGACAGGGACGCCCATCAGTTGCTCCACCCAATTCGGCGACAACTGTTCTCGGTTCTTCCCAATCGTGTTGTCGTTCGTTGGGACGGGCGGGAAAGCTTTGACTTGATTGCTTAACCCCTGTTGCTTGCTCTTCGCTGACCGTCGATCCGAGCAATCGGGCGTGTACCAATGCATCCGATTTAGATCTCGACCCAAGCACTTCTGACCGCTGTCTACTCTCGTCCTCGCTCCCTCCACATGATCCGACGCTTGAGGCGTACCCCATGATGAAGACTCGTTTGCGTTGATGGGGCGCTCCAACTTCACTCGCTGAAGCCACGCACCACGAACACGTGTAACCTCTTTCTTCCAAGTCTCGGAGGACATATCGGAGTACCGACTCGCCGTCGGCTGTCTTTGCTGTGACGATCCCGTCGACGTTTTCGAGCAAGACGAGTCCGGGTCGGCAAGCGGTAATTCCATCTGCGATCCAAGGATACAAGTGTCTTGGGTCTTCGGTTGATTGTCGTTTGCCAGCGGAGGAAAAGGGTTGGCATGGGAATCCCGCAGATAAGATGTCCACACATCCACGAAACTTGTCGTATGGGAACGTTTTAACGTCCGTGAAAATAGGAGCCGCATCCATTTGGTTTTCTTCAGCCGACGCAACCAAGTTTGCGATTGGGAATCCTTCCCTCTCCACGAAAGCGACTGTTCGCAGGTTTGGGAAAACTCGTTTAAGTCCTCGTCCGACTCCATCGTATCCACTGCATAGACAGAGGTGACGGACGGATGCCTCGGTAAGATAACCGTTGGTATATTCATATTTCATTTTTTATTAGGTGTTTGGTCACGAGTTGGACACGGTGACCTATCGCCAAGAAAAGCGGCGCAGGATAAAGTGTCAACTAAATTATTGATATATCTAAGGAAGTTAGTGACTTGCGCAACGCAACGATTCTGATTTATTACGTTTTTGAATCCAGCGCGTCTACCAATTCCGCCACACCCGCATGGTAGATTTACTAAAGAATACAAAGACTTAATAAAATTAGTCATATCAATGTTGGTCACGCAAGTCACGCTGTTTATGCCCGTTTGGTCACGCCGTGGTCACTCAGTTCCAACGCGTCTCTAGCGGCGTGAAGAGACTTAGGAACGACCTTGGCATAACGGATCGTCGTTTGTATGGCACGGTGTCCAAGGAACTCTTGAATGACCCGTAAGTCGATCCCTTTTTCAACGAGCCGTGTCGCACACGTATGTCTAAGCGAGTGAGGAACGAACTCCTTATCGCCGTCAAGACCGATCAAGCTTTTAACCAAGTCCCATTGATGACGAAACGCATGACGCGTAAACGCAAACAACGGAAGCGAGGAGTCGATCTTATGGTTACGTTGAAGCGCGTCCATTGCCCGTTGCGTGAGCGGTACGGATCGAGACTTACCGTTCTTGGTGTCCCATAAATAGACGACACGCTCTTCAGCGTTTACATCACGACCGCATAACTTGAACAGCTCACCAGTACGTAGTCCTGTGTCGATCAAGACCTCGATGAAGTCAGCCATTTGATCCTGTCTTAACTCACGAAACTTGGCGATCAAAACTTGTTCTTCATCGTAGCTTAACCAACGCATACGACCTTCGCTTTCTCGCTTCCGTTCGATGACGGGCATACGAGAGATATAACCCCGGCGGTATGCGTGTTTAAGCATCTTTGAAAGCGCGGCTAAGCGTCGGTTAATTGTGCCGTTGGACTTGCCGTCACGCTCCAGTTGGTAGATCAAGTCGTCGATCACGTTCTCGTTGATCTCACGTACGCTTCTACTCGCACCAAGACGTCGGTAGACATCACGTGCTTGTATCCACAACGTGTCTTCAGACTTACATCCCCGCCAATGTCGGTTACGTACTTCTTCGGCGAGATCACGTAAGTTCATCGCGATTGCTCGCGTGTTTTGAGCGACGTCAAGACTGATGTCCTGACCCGTTCGTATCTTTTCTTGAGTAAGACGTAGCCAATGATCCGCCTCGTCGTGCGTCTCGAAGGTCGGTCGTAACCTCGCTCCGTTCGGCGTTCGGAGGTCGGCTTGAAACCTCTTACCCTTTGCTCGTATTGCACCCATGTCTATCTCCTTTGTTCTACGGGTTATGGTTTAAGATTCTACGTGTCTCGACTCGAACGTATCAATCAGTTTTTGCGACGCTTGGACGAGCTTACGACGGCGATCATTCGGGTCGGTTACCTCGTCGATGATGCCCATGCGTACGCCATCACGTACGGCTCGTCGGGTTGTCTCGCTACTGAACGGAAGATCGTCGAAGATACACGTAATGCAATCAGGCTTCTGTTTCGTGTAATGACGACGAACTAAGATCACGGCAATCAGTCGGTGACATCTCGATATACGTGAGTAGATACTCGGATTTAAATTGATCCGTAAGATGACGTCCAACGTCGGGACGATCTGATCGCGGTTAAGTTTTGTATCAAACATGGTGTGTATCTCCGAGACGGACTCAATCGAAAATGTTATATTATAACAACCTTAATTTTTACGGGTGTTATTCCGACGTCGTGCGTTGACCTCGTCAAAAAAGCTTGTGGGCTTCTCGCGTGGTGTGTCGGTTCTGACCGTGTCCACAAGCAACCATGAGCCGTCGGGCATCTCCGTGTACACAAAGCGAGCGACTTCGGTGTTCGACCAAAAGTCCTCACAAGCGTCGTTGATTTCTTGACAGGTTGCCATGTCGCCAAACACTTCAAACCAATCAGAAATGTTAGGTGAAGAGTCGGGCATGACACACCCAAACGTTGCGGTACAGACGTCGCTAATCATAAAAGAACCCTACGATCTACGTCGGTTACCCCGGCTTCGGATATATGGTTGTCGTTGGCAGGTTTAAAGTTCTTACGCTCGATATGCCAAATCTCTCCGTTAAGTTCGCGTACCATCTTCGCCTCGTTCTCAAAGCGTAAGTCGTCGATGATGACAGGTCTGTACTCTTCGAACATAGCGTCGGTTAAAGTATGACGCATTGACTTGACCCATATGTCTTGGTCGATAATCTCGCGTCCCCATTCCGTTCCAAGCGTCTGTAAAAGGACACGTCCTGTGACGCCAAGGTGAGTTTCTTCGTTCTTCTTGTCACCGAACACGTACTCGTTTCCTACGAGCGTTCGTAACATCTGCTTGATCGGCGTGGCGAACGACAAAACAACGCCGTTCTCTCCCGCCAGAAACTTTCCGTAGGTCGATTTACCGACGCCTTTAGCTCCTGTAAGTGCGATTAATCGTGGTTGGTCGGTCATTGGTCTCCTTCGTCGTCGAGTTGTTCAAGGTAATCCTCGCAGTAACACGTAGGGTCTTCGTCGTCCTCCCATGCGTGTCCACACTCTTCACAATGAAAAGAATAAGCGATGTAAGGTGTGTCGATGGGAGACGTGCTATGAG